CTGGATTATTGGTGGGTGGGTTAGGTTTTGCTAAAGTCATGAGGAGTTTACGTCTTGGTGATAAGGATATGAAAGGTGGTGAAGGAGACACGGGAAAAGGATCCAGCCGAGAAGACTCCGAGAAAGAGAAGACTTCATAAATGGAGTGAAGGCTGTGTTAGACCTCACAGCCATAAACAATAAAAGGTGTTACAAACATGAAATGCAACAGATGTTTCCTGAACTATTCGAGCTTAAGTTGTTGCCGATTAAGACAATTCATACGTTTAAACGTGTACGTGTGACAGAATTGTATACTATGGCAAGTTTAAAACCTATATTTCGGTTAGGAGGTTACGCTTTGTATATTCACGATAATCCAGAGTTATCCATTAATTTTGAATTGTATTCTAGATTCTTGAAGCGTGCTGGCAAGGCACATTTGCTCACAAAATATAAAATTGCTGATAGATTTGCCGATAAAGATTTAATAACCAATCTTTCTCTGGTGGCTAAGAAGTACGCAACTGCGTTTGACCCTGATTGGAATTTATTGATAGATTTGTTAGCATTGCACGGTTGGATCAAGGATAATCAAGGCGATGATAAGACTACTGATATACTGGCTTGGATACAAAACAAGTTTACTATGACAGATATAGATGGTTCTGATATGAGGTGGGATGTAATGGAAGAAATTATTGATGATGTTCTGAATTGGAGGGAAGGTGGTTTAAATATTGATTGGAACCTTGATAGATTTGTTAATGATTTGACGGTTCTTGGAACGACTGGCAGTGGCTATGATCCAGGAGGTAAGAAACTTGAAATTGATGTCGAAGGCGAATCCAAACTTAAATTTCAAGCAAGCAAGTACTCAAAGGCTAATGAAATGTCTCCTCGTGAGAAATATGATAGAATAATGAAAATGGTTCCTTTGAAAGCAAGAGCACATGTTAAGGCTGATGAATTCTGGCCCAAGTTCAGGTTAATAATATCTGCGGATTATAATATATTTCTTAAGAGCAGGTTCATTGATATGTGGTTGAACAAGTGGTTTGATGGTAATCCTGTGAGCACACTGTGGATGAGTGACAAAGATCGTATAGCGATGTGGGAAAGGATTGGTTCCATGGGTACTTCCGGCATGCGTGGGAAAGTTGCTGAACCTATTGATCAGAGTAAATTTGATCACAATATTATGAAACAGTTTCTTATACTTATACTTCGTGGGATAAAGAAGTTGATAAAGGTTAAAGCTATTGGTAGTGATGATGATCGGAATGAGATGTTGAGTGTTATGGATAGGATAATCTTCGCCTTTGTGCATGGTAAAGTTGAATATACTTCTCCAGATGGTATCAAAATGTGGTACGCTTGGTTGAGTGGTATAATAAGTGGGTTACCTTGGACTGCTTTACTTGATACACTCGCTAACGTTTGTGAGGCAAGATATGCTCAAAGGAGGTTACATGATTTATACGGCTATGATCTTCAATTCCAAGCCTTCAATGCACAAGGAGATGATCAAGATACTCTTTTCAATGGGTGGAGTGAACCTGTACTTTACTATTTGGCTCTTGGAGCTATGGGGCTGGAAGTCAATCCAAAGAAAACCTTCATTAGTGAGAAGCATTCTGAATACCTCAGACGATGGGGTACAAATGGTGTGGTTGGTGGTGTTTTGGCAAGGATGATACCAGGCATATGCTGGTTGCCTATTGGCGGTCGACAAGAGAGGGCTGGTGTCCCGAGATTTAGTTCAACTGCTGAGAAGTGGTTGAAAATATCTCAAAGAGCAGGATTGGATGTTAAAGCCACACTTGATTGGATGATGACCGATATGGTTCAAGGTTCTAAAGTATCAAAAGAAGTCGTAGAAGATTGGTTGCATACTCCAAGATCGTTCGGAGGCTTCGGTCTATCATTGAATCCACCCAAATCCATAACCACTTTAGAAATTGGTAGAACACGATTGGACGTTAAATTGTCAATCAAAGGAGATGGATACAAACATTTTATGGGCATGTGGGGTGAAAACCAAGTAGCAGGGCTCAGGAGATGGGTTGTATCATCCCTCGGATTGCAAGATTCAACGTACCGCGATCGTATGGGAGGTAAAGAGTTTGCTTATCGTAAACTACCCGACAAGGTTCATTATACTACAATACTTAAACCAAAATCTTTTTATCTCTACTCTGATTCGACTTTTTCCTTAAAAAAGGTCTACAAGAATAACTGGCATCAGGGATTGATCTTTGAAACTAATGACGATGTAATGCATGCTGCGTTTGGTTATGATTGGATGTCTGGTAGAGGGAATGCTCCCATATCTTGGTGGAAGGAGTATCTTGTGGGAAAGAATGAGTTTATTACACCATACATACCTAATCAATCAACTGAGTGGTCTTCGTTGTTAAGCAGACGTTTTAAACGTTCAGCTGAACAAGCAATGATTAAGACCAAGACCTCGGGTTCTAATAAATG